ATGAAAATGAAGAATTGGAATATGAAATAGAAAGTAAAGTAATTTCAATTGGAGATAAAACTACAATATATGATAAAAATCATAATGTTGTTGCATATATTGAACAAGAACTATTTCATTTTATGCCACATTATAATGTATATATTGAAGATGAGTATAAATATCAGATAAAAAAGAAGTTTAAAATGTTTAAAAATGACTATGAATTAAGCAATTTATACAAAGTTACTGGAAGTACATTTAACTTAAATTTTACTATAATTAATAATTATGGAAAAGAGATTGCATTAGTCAATCGAAAATTTTTATCTATAGGTGATAAATATCAAATAGAAATATTAGACGAAAAAGATATATACACTATTTTAACTATTATAGTTGCTATAACTAACGATGTAGATAGAGATCAAGCAAATTCATCAAACTAACAAATTACAAGTTGTAGGGAGGAAACAATAATGAGAAAGATATTATATTTTTTACCTGTTGTATTAGGTGGGGCTTTATATACTTTTTTGGGTATAGCATCTTCATTTGGCTCGATAAATCCTTTTGTATGGATAGCATTGGGAATGCTATTGATTTCTGGATTTCTTATGGATAAAAATAAATGGTGGGGAAGTGTTCTTGGTATTCTAATAGGCATATTGCTAATATATATGGGAAATCAAGAAACAGGTCAAATCATTAAAGAAACACCATTTGGAATTATAATGTGTATTTATTATATTATATGTGCAATTATTTCTTATAGAAAAGGCACTACGAAAAAAGTAGAAGATAGTAATTTAAAAAGGAGTTAATTTTATGAAAAAGATAATATTAAGAATACTGATGATTTTATTAATTATCTACATCTTATTTGTAACAATAGATTGTATTAGATTAAGAACAATGAAATTTGGAGTTAAACCATTAATTACAATTAGTTTGGGAGAAACTGAAAATGGAAATATCTATAAAGGTTTAGGTTATAATGTTAGATATTATATTGATGAAACACAAGTAAGTTCTGATTTAATATCGGCTCGTATATATGGTGCTGAATTTAGATTGTTTGATAAAATACTAATATGGGGTTGGGTAGAATAATAAATTACAATTTATATGTACAATCTGTCACAAAGATGGCAGAAATTGAATTGAAAAATGTGCTACAATAGTAGTGTGAAGGAGCAGGAGAAATCTTGTTCTTTTTTCTGTTTATGCTTTGTTTTCCAAGTTTGAGGATGCTAGAGTCAATCTAGTGTCCTTTTAATTTGGGAAAAACATAGACACATATGTAATACCCTTTTGGTTTTATAATATCATAAAAAGCCAGGTAGTTTTGCAGCACTATCTGGCTACGCTCCTATAAGCCAAAAGTAGAAAAGAAGGAATAAATATGGCACAGAAGAAACTACATGTATGCAATAAGATAGGTTGTAACAACCTAACAAGGAATCGCTTCTGTGAACAACATGAGTACATAGAAGCGGAAGAAAAGAAAGCAATAAATAAAAGATATAACCAGAATAGGACAGATGATAAAGAGCAATCATTCTATAAGAGTAATGGATGGAAAATTGCAAGAAAGAAAGCACTAGCAAGAGATGAATATCTATGTCAAGATTGTAAGAAACTTGGACAGATAGTACCTGCAATAACAGTACATCATATCGTACCAATAAAAGAAGAATGGTCATTAAGACTAGTGATAGAAAATATGATATCTCTATGCGAATCGTGTCATCAACAAAGACATAGAAAACTAAATGAATCAAAAGTAAAACAAAAAATAATAATAATCAAAAATCAGTTGGATCATAACATAAAATTTTACATAGATGGCGTGAATAAAGCAACAGAGCCCCCAGCGTCAAATCTCTACAACATCAGTAGGGGGAACGGCGAGGGGAGCTCTGTAAATAATTTCGGGAAATAGGTAAGGGGGGGCCTTTTACTTTTTCACCGAATTATTGCTAGACAAAGAGTTGAAAAGAAAATTGGTGGCAAATTTAACACCCTCTATATAAGCATCATGAGAATAAATATCGATGGCTTCTGTTAAAAGTTCATCATATTCAAGAAATAGGCTTTGGAGATTGTCATCTTTAATCTTATCAAGAATTTTGTCTTTTAAGGCATCGATTTTGTTTGCACACTCTTTTGAATCTTCAGAATGACCTATGTCTTCATTTGGTGCATAATTCCCATAAAACAAATCGGTAAATAGTTTTTCGTTCATGAAATCACCTCCTATAATATTGGGAAAACCGATAATTAGTTTATAACTTAAAAAAATATATAATGCAAGTAATTTTATAAAAAAGGAGAAATAAAATATGAAATACATTACAAGTGAATCAGTTACAAAAGGTCATCCAGATAAAATATGTGACCAAATATCTGATGCAATATTAGATGAATGTTTGAAACAAGACAAATATTCAAGAGTAGCAGTAGAAACTGCAGTTACAACTCAATATGTATTAATAATGGGAGAAGTAACAACAAAGGCAAATGTTGACTATGAGGCAATTGCAAGAAAAGTAATAAAAGAAATAGGATATGATAATCCAGCACTTGGATTTGATTACACAAATTGTAAAATTGATGTAAAAATACATGAACAATCAGTAGATATAGCTGGAGCAACAACAGAAGAAAATCTAGGAGCTGGGGATCAAGGTATGATGTTTGGGTATGCAAGTAATGAAACTGAAAATCTAATGCCAGCAGCAATTTATTATTCCAGAAAACTAGCTAATAGATTAACAGAAGTTAGAGAAAAGAATGCAATATCATATTTGAGGCCAGATGGAAAAACTCAAGTAACATGTATGTATGCAAATGATGAATTAGTAAAAATAGACACAATCGTTATATCAACACAACACATAAGTGGAATACCAATAGAAAGAATCAAAAAGGATTTAATAAAATATGTTATAAAAGCAGTAATACCAGAGCATTTATTAGTAGGAACAAAAATACTAATAAATCCATCTGGTAATTTTGTTTTAGGTGGACCATCTGGAGATTCTGGATTAACAGGTAGAAAAATTATAGTAGACACTTATGGTGGATATTGTCCACATGGTGGTGGTGCATTTAGTGGAAAAGACCCTACTAAAGTAGATAGAAGCGGTGCTTATATGGCAAGGTATATTGCTAAGAAAATTGTTGCTAAAAATCTTGCAGATAGATGTCAAGTTCAATTAGCTTATGCAATAGGTGTTAAAGAACCAGTATCAATCAATATAAATACATTTGGAACAGGAAAAATATCAGACAAAGAACTTGAAAAAATAATTGTAGATAGTTATGACTTAACTCCAAAAGGAATAATTAACTTTTTAGAATTAAGAGATAATGTTATATATCAAAAAATTGCTGCAGAAGGACAAATAGGAACAGAAGGAAAATGGGAAAAGGTAGATGATTAGAAAATGGAATTTAGAAGCATAAACATAAACGAACTAAAACCTGCAGAATATAATCCAAGAATAGACTTAAAGCCAGGAGATAAAGAGTTCGAAAAAATAAGAAAGAGTATCCAAGAATTTGGATATGTGGATCCAGTAATAGCAAATAAAGATGGTACGATAATAGGCGGCCACCAGAGATATAAAGTCCTAAAAGACATGGGATATACAGAAATACAATGTGTAGTAATAGATGTAGATAAGGACAAAGAAAAAGCGTTAAATATAGCGTTGAATAAAATTTCGGGTGACTGGGATAAGGATAAACTAAAAGACTTATTATCAGAATTGCAAGGGATAGGATTGGCAGAAATAACAGGTTTCGACATTGCAGAACTTGGTATGCTAGGTGTACAAGAAGAAGTTATAGAAGATGACTTTGACTTGGATGCTGTTATAAAAGAAGAAAGTGCAAATATTCAATTTGGAGATATAATCCAATTAGGTAGACACAGACTAATATGCGGAGATAGTACAAATGGAGCTGATGTCGAAAAACTAATGAATGGAAAACTTGCTGATTTAGTAATAACAGATCCACCATATAATGTTAATTATCAAAGTAATTCTACAGGAATGAAAATAATGAATGACAATATGGAGGAGGATGAATTCGAAAAGTTTCTATATTATGCCCATAAATGTATGTATGACTTTTCAAGAGAAGGAGCTCCGATATATGTGTTCCACTCTGATGTTGGAGGGTATGCTTTTAGAAAAGCTTTTATTGATGCTGGATATAAAATGGCAGAGTGTTTGATTTGGCTAAAAAATCAATTTGTATTGGGCCGTCAAGATTATCAATGGAGGCATGAACCAATACTATATGGTTGGAAAGAAGGTGCAGGACATACTTGGTATGGTGGCAGAAGCCAATCTACAATATTCGAAACAGAAATAGATGAACTAAAGAAAATGAGTAAAAAAGAATTACTAGAATTAATAGAGGAATATCAAAAAGGAATTCCAACTAGTGTAATCGAGTATGAAAGACCGAAAAAGAACAAACTGCATCCAACAATGAAACCACTTGGGCTATTAGGAATTCTAATGCAAAACAGTTCTGCAAAAGGAGATATTGTTTTAGATTTATTTGGTGGAAGCGGAAGCACATTGATGACTGCAGAAAAATTAGATAGGATAGCATATCTAGTAGAACTAGATCCAATATATTGTGATGCGATTATAAAAAGATATATACAAGAAAAGCAAAGTACAGAAGATATAAAAATCATAAGAGAAAATAAAGAATATACATATAATGAAATATTTAAGTAGGAGGGATGCAGTATGGCAACACCAGGAAGAAAACCAAAGCCTACTCAAATGCACATACTAAATGGAAATCCCTCTAAAATAAGACTAGAAGATAGAATAAGCAATGAAGTAAAAATGAAAGAATATCAGCCAGGGGAGTATCCAAATGCACCAGAGTGGCTGGATGAAATAGCAAAAGAAGAATGGAATAGAGTTGCTCCAATGTTAGCAAATAGCAAACTAATGACAGAAGCAGATACAAAAGCATTAGAAGCATATTGTAAATGTTGGAGCAGATATATAGAGGCAGAAAAACAAATGGATGAATTAGGTAGTACAATATTTCAACCTAATCAAAAGAGCAAATATATTCAACAGTTACCGCAAGTGGCTATTGCTCAAAAATACTTAAAACTATGTAAGGATTTTATGACAGAGTTTGGTCTTACTCCTAGCAGTAGAGGCAGAATGCAGTTGCCAGGAGAACAAGATGAAGATGAAATGGAATCATTGTTTAGGAAGTCGATGCACTAATGTATGATGAAGAAAGAGCACAAAGAGCGGTAGGATTTGTAAAACTGTTAAGAAACACACAAGGGGAATATGCAAAACATCCATTTAATTTAATGCCATTCCAAGAAAAAATGATAAAAGATATATTTGGAACAGTAAATGAGGAAGGCTTTCGAGAAATTCGAGAGGCTTTTATTTTTTTGCCAAGAAAAAATGGAAAAACAGAACTAATAGCCGCACTTGTACTTTATTGTCTATTTATGGATGATGAGTATGGTGCAGAAATATATAGTGCGGCAACATCAAGGGAACAGGCAACAAAAGTATATCAAGCTTGTTGTGCAATGATTCGTATGAATAGAGCATTATCAAGCAGATGCAAAATAATTGAATCACAAAAGAGAATTGTAAGATATGATACCAACTCATTTTATAGAGCAATATCTGCAGAAGCAGGAACCGCTCATGGTTTTAATGCTCATGTAGTAATTTATGATGAAATACATGAGGCTCCAAATAGAGAATTGTACGATGTATTAAAAACATCGATGGGAGCTCGTAGGCAACCATTATTCATAAGTATAACAACTGCAGGAGCTGACACAAATGGAATATGCTATGAACTATACAATTATTCAAAAATGCAAATTGGGAAAAAAGAAAGAGGAGAAGAATATGATAAGACATTCTACCCCGTAATATATGAAGCACCAGCAGATGCAGATATATGGGATGAAAAAACTTGGTTTATAGCAAATCCTGCATTGGGTGTATTTAGAAGTCTAGAGGAATTTAGACAAACTGCAACAAGAGCTAAAGAAATTCCGTCATTAGAGGCTGGATTCAGAAGATTGTACCTTAATCAATGGGTTAATTCGGATGTGGCTTGGATGGATATGAGCAAATGGCATTTGTGCAATGGATTTGTACCAGAAGCGGAACTACTAGGAAAAGAATGCTACTGCGGACTAGACTTGTCAGCAACAACTGACTTAACATCTGTAAATCTAGAATTCAGACTAGATGATGGAAGGTATGTAATGTTGTCGCATAGTTTTATTCCAGAAAATAGAGTGTTGGAAAAAGAAAAAGTAGATAGAGTTCCATACTCAGTATGGATAAAACAAGGATATATAACAGCAACACCAGGAGATGTAGTAGATTACGAATTCGTAAAAGCATACATCAGAACTGCAGCAGTTAAATTCCAAATAAAAGAAATATGTTTTGATCCATGGAATTCAACACAAATCGCTAATGATTTGGAAAATGAAGGTTTCATAATGGTAGCAGTAAGGCAAGGGTATGCAACACTATCTGAACCAACAAAAGATATATTAGCATTAGTGTATCAAACTAAAATTGTACACAATCAAAATCCTGTTCTTGCTTGGGCAATAAGTAATTGTATTACTAGACAAGATCCTAATGGGAATATATGTCTAGACAAAGCAAAAAGCAAAAATAGAATAGACCCAGCAGCGGCTATGGTAAACAGCCATAGTAGAGCTAGATTATTAGATACAACAATAGACTTGAACAAGTTGATACTAGGAGATGAATTCTCGCTATAGGAGGGGAAAATGGGAATAAGAAAAATCATAAAAAATTTAATAACTAATGAAGCAACTGAAACAGAAAAAGAATCTAATATTACCACTCCTTCAAGTTGGTTTATAAATTGGATAAACGGTGGAGAAACAGCATCTGGAGAATTTGTGAATGAAGAAAGTGCGATGAAAATGGCGGCCGTATATGCTTGTATAAGATTACTAAGTCAAAGTGTTGCAAAACTGCCATTACATGTATATAACAACAAAAACGGAAAAAAAGAAAGAGATGAAAATCATCCAGTAGCATTTCTGTTAGAGAATAGACCTAATCCATATATGACTCCGTTTGACTTCAAACTTACAATGGAAGCCCATAGACAATTGTATGGGAATGCTTATGCAGAAATACAATTCGGTAGAGATGGATATCCCAAAGCTCTATGGATATTAAATCCAGAGCTTACAGAGGTTGTAACAGATGAAAAGAATCATGGTAAAGTATGGTATACAA